CCCTGAACATTTTAACAACAATCCTTTCCTGTTCGTTAAGCTCTTGTAATCTCTCAAGTCCATTCTGATCGCTTTCCATCTCACTCTTCACCGACATGTATCACTCCGTTTCACACATCCGTGGACTCGGCGCCTTTCTCAGCACCAACCAGAGCCCCCGGGGAGTGAGCGATTCTCAGCATGTTTCGGTGTGTCACCAGCCTACGAAAAGAAATCTTGTAAAAAGTTTAAGACGCCGGACATAGATCTATTGCCCGTTGCGAGATGCTGACGTGATCCATTTTCACAGACGGCACCCAGCGACTCGGTTTGGCCAGATCCCTGGCATCAGACCATCCACGCTCGCTGGCGATTTTGAGCGCGCTGGCATTGAGCGCATAGAGAGTACCGTCCGATGTCTTCATCAATGCTTTGGGTGGGTTTGGCTCACACGACAGCTCTGCGCTCTCAACATTGAACGGCCAGTTATCACCAAAGTCCTTGCTGCTGACCGTTTCAGTTTTGCTATCCGCCCCGCAGCCGGCCAAAGTTACAAACGTGCATATTCCGATTAGTGCCAACATCCCTTTAAGCATTTATTGCCCCTATTTTTTATTACTGAACGCGAGCATCAATCGCTTCACTGCCTCTTTGTCTTCGCTCAGAAGACCGCGCACGTTCAGCACCATTTCCAGCTCATCAATCGCAATGAGCTCATTCGAGACCGGGACGCGCCGGCCTGTCACCACGTAAAGCACATCGACACCAAGCTCTTCGACAGCAGCTAAGTACTTCGCATCCGGCGTACCGGTGCCTTTCTCATAATTTATTTGGGTGGTTTTACCGACACCGCCAGCAGCACCTAAATCAGTCTGGCTGAGGCCTAGACGCGACCTTTCTTCCTTCAGCCGTTCACCGATGGTCATATTTTTTGAACCTCGAGCGTTGACAGGTTCAATTTACTGAACCAATATCATCAAACCATTACGCGAAATCACACGAATTTGAACTATGCACGCCACCTACGCACCCGAGCAAGCCTGCCAGGCCGCTAGAACGCGGTTGGAACGCAAAGGCATGTCCGTAAAGGACTTTGCCCTTCAGAACGATCTGCACCCCTCAACCGTTTACGCGGTGTTGAACGGCCAGAAGAAATGCCTGCGGGGCGAAGCCCACCGCGCCGCAGTGCTTCTCGGTATCAAAGACCGTGTAATTGAAAACTAAGCCCGTTGGCTCGGGGAGGAAACCAGAAGATGAAACGCCCAGTTCTAGCCAACAGGAAAGATGTGGTCAGTGCAGTAATCGGCGCCTATCAGGGAGGCCGGATTTACGCAGCTGCTGATCTCGGGATGCCCCTCAAAAAGTTCGATAACCAGGCCTACGAAAACGCCGGTAGCCGACCACTGAGCGACGACCACATTCATCGTCTCGAACAGGTCGCAGGAACGACGTTCCTGCCGGACTACATCGCAGCCAAATACGGCGGCATGTTTGTCCCGCTGACCGCGTCGGCGGACCTGGACAACGTCGAGTTGTACAACCGGTCAGTCAAAGCCGCCGCCAAGCGCGGGATGGTTGATCAGATCATTGCCAAAGCACTCGACGACGGTGTCATCGAGTCCTGCGAAGCCCAAGCAATCATCAACGCTCTGGTGCACTACATGTCCGCCCGCTACGCCGAAGTGCTGGCCACCATTCAACTGCACGGTCGGGGGATCGCTGGGTGAGTACATACAAACTGGTTTGCCCGCACTGCCTCGGCCGCATGCGTATCCGCACCAGCGAAGGCACACACATCTTCCTGCGTGTGGCCTACCTGCAATGCACGAACGAAGCTTGTGGGTGGTCGGTTCGTGCCGAATTCGAAATGACTCATGAAATGAGTCCCAGCGGCATGGCCAACCCATCGGTGCGTTTGCCCATCGCCGATATTGCCCTGCGTCGCGCAGCGATGAAGACCGCCAACGATCAACCCGACCTGCTCGACCAAATGGAAATGGAGTGTGCGCAATGAACCACGATCAGTTGACCCACGACTACCGCAGCAGCATGCAAAGCGCCGCCTTTGCTTACCTGCAACGGAACGAAGCGCAGTACCTGGTGGACTCGGACCTACTCTATGAAAACTGCGTTCGCCACTTGGCCACGTCGCTGGAGGTGCCTGTCTTCATGGCGGAGCGACTGGTGCACAACGCCTGGACTGAATTGCAGGTGATCAATCAGCGCAAGTGGATCGGCGTGGACTGGGGCAACACTCCCGGTTGCACGGTCGTGCACTTGATCGACACCCGTGCCGATCTGCGCTACCCGGTACCGGCGAGACTGCTGCCGCAGACCCTGCTCGCCCAGCGCGATTCCGCGCACAAGCACCACCCTCAGTAACTCCTTTTTAACCAACCCGCCCTGCCCCGCTTCCCGTGGGTTTGGGTGAGCTTTGCCTGAAATCCGAGGTGGATCATGGAAATCGACATCGCCATCAACGCAAAACTGCCCCGCGCACAGGCCGAAGCCTTGCTCCAAGCACTGCGCGCCCAGTACTCGATGCAGTTCAACGAGTACTGGTATGACGATCGTTTTCGCATGATCCCCGAGGGTTTACGGCACGGCTCGCTGCTGTCGGCCTTCCCGGTGATGGCCGCGCAAAAACGCCTGATTGGCGCCCTTAAACACAGCCTCGACGAAGCGAAGTAAGCCACGATGGAAATGGAACAAAGGCTGCGAGCCGACGTCATCCAGCGCATTGAGCGCGACTACCAGCTCAAGCACATGGCCAACACCAATTACATGCGTAAGGGTGTTTGCCCTGCTTGCGGCCAGAAGACCCTGTACACCTTCTATGAATCGCCTTGGACACTGATCTGCGGGCGGCAGGAAAAGTGCGACAACCGTGTCCACGTAAAGGACGTCTACGACGACCTGTTCAACGACTGGAGCAAGACCGCACCGTCAACACCGGATAACCCTGTTGCCACGGCACGCGCCTACCTCGAATTTGCACGCGGCTTCAAATTTGAGCTGATCGCCGGTTGGTTCACTCAGGATAATTACTGGGATGGCCGACAGAACATCGGCAGCGCCACAGTACGTTTCGCGCTGGAGAAAGGTGGGTACTGGGAACGCCTGATCGATCGGCCAGACCGCTTCGGCAATATGAAGGCTCGCTTCCGCCCCACCGGCGAAGGCTTGACCGGCTACAAAGGCGTCTGGTGGTGTCCACCAAGCGTTGACCTGCTGGAAGTCGACGAACTCTGGATAACAGAAGGCATCTTCGACGCGATCGCGCTGCTGCATAACGACGTGTCGGCCGTGTCGATGATGTCCAGCGCCCCCTGCCCAATCGACTCACTCAAGGCCCTGGTCAAACTGCGCCACGATGCTGACAAGCGCTTGCCGCTGCTGGTGTGGGCACTGGATAACGAGCCGGTCGCCAAGGCCAACATGCGCCGTTGGGCGCAGGAAGCGCGCGATCTGGGCTTCACCTGCAAGGCGGCGGTGATCCCGCAGCCCAATGGCAAAAAGGTTGACTGGAACGACCTGCACCTGCGGTGGAAGCCTATTGAGGGCGACGACAAACGCGCCGAGCGGATCGAGCAGGATCTTGACGAAGCCCGCCACCACGGTGATTTACTGCTGGCTGACTCGGCTGAAGAAAAGGGCTTCCTCATCTATCTGCGCGACGAGCGCAAGGAATTCAACTTCACGTTCCGCAAGCGCCTGTATTGGTTTCGACTGGACCTCGATAAGTACGACCGCGCCATGAGCGATCTGGAGAGTTCAGACCGCCATGAGGATCAGTTGCTCAACGAAGAACAGCGGCGTTACAAGGCACTGCGCCAATCCGGCTCGGTGTCCAGCATCGCCAACTGTAACTTCCAGGCGCTGTATTACATGCGCAACGACCTGACCGATGAAGCCTGGTACTACTTCCGTATCGAGCGCCCGCAAGGGCCTGCCATCAAAAGCACGTTCACGGCCAAGCAGCTCACGTCGGCGCCTGAGTTCGCCAATCGCCTGCTCAATGTCTCCAACGGTGCGATGTTCGAGGGCAGCGCCCAGCAACTGAAACGAATTCTGGCGCCTCAGCTGGACTGTCTGAAAACCGTCAACACCATCGAATGGATCGGTTACAGCCGCGACCATGGCGCCTACGTCTTCAACGATCTGGCCTTTCACGGCGGCAAGGTACAGGTGCGCAACAAGGAAGACTTTTTTGACCTCGGCAAGCTGAGCATCAAGTCGCAGAGCCAGTCGCCGGTGTTGCATATCAATACCGACCTCAATGCCTACAACGAAGGTTGGTTCGACATCTACTGGCGCTGCTTTGGCGTACAGGGTCTGGTGGTACTGGCTTGGTGGCTGGGCGCATTGCATGCCGAACAAATCCGGCAGATCCACAAGTCACTGATGTTCCTGGAGCTGGTGGGTGAAGCGGGTTCAGGCAAGACCACGTTGGTGGAGCTGCTGTGGAAGTCGGTCGGGCGTACTGATTACGAAGGCTTCGACCCATCCAAAGCGACCGCCGCAAGCCGTGCGCGCAACTTCTCGCAGGTCAGCAACTTGCCAGTGGTGCTGATCGAATCGGAGCGTGAGCAGAAAGAAGGCCAGCTGGTTAAACACTTCGACTGGGACGAACTGAAAACCGCCTACAACGGCCGCAGCGTCCGCTCTACCGGCGTGAAAAACAACGGCAACGACACTCACGAACCGCCGTTCCGCGCCGCGCTGCTGATCGCACAGAACAACCCCGTGAACGCTTCAGAACCCATCCTGCAGCGCATCTGCCACGTCCACCTGACGCGCGAGCACCACACGCCGGAGACCAAGCAATACGCCGAGCAGTTGGAACGCATGCCGATGGACAGCATCAGCGGCTTCCTGGTCAAGGCGCTGCAACGCGAAACCGAAACCATGCGCCTGATGGAGGTAAACACCTCCGGCTACGAACAAGAACTGCTGGCCCTGCCCGGCGTGCGCACCGTGCGTATCGCCAAAAACCACGCCCAACTCCGCAGCCTGGTGGATGCACTGGCTGGGGTCGTGCCACTCGGCGAGCGCCGTAAGGCCCTCGCACACGCAGAAATCAACCGCATGGCAGTCGAGCGGCAACAGGCGATCAACGCCGACCACCCGACCGTGCGCGAGTTTTGGGACCTGTATGAATTCCTCAATGGCATGGACGAAAAAGGCGCGCTCAACCATGCACGCAAGGATGGGCTGATTGCCGTGAACCTCAACGAATTCGTAGAGATGGCCGCCAACAAGCGGCAGCAGGTTCCCCCGCTCAGTGACCTGAAGCGTCTGCTGAAGACCAGCAAGTCACCCAAGTTTCTGGAGTCGAACAAGCCCGTCAACTCGGCGCGGTCGCTCGATGCCTTTGATAAACCAAAAACCACCCGCTGCTGGGTATTCCAGGGCGCGTAGGGGCTGCAACCCCTCGACACCAATCACCCATAGGAGAAGCACCATGCATTTACAAGTCATCACCGGTGACGGCCAGAACGGGGAAACAACTCGGCTCAGGCTCCTTAAAGGGCTTAAGGGCTGGCTCGGCGAAACATCACAGACGGTACACGCGGAGGCATACGGCGTCGCGGGCCTGATCGAGATTCTTGAAGTGCGAGCGGCGACAGAACCGGAAATCCTGGTGTTGGAGTGCAGCCGGGAACAGATCCAGGCAGTTCTGGAATGGCAGTCAGCAACTGATGAAGTTGTCGAGTTTGAAAACCTGCTGCTGCACCTGGTGCGGAAGCAAAACCCAACCGGCCAAAGCCAGTAAGAAGGTGGTGCCAAGGGGCTGCAACCCCTCGACACCGACCACCCAAAGGAGAAGCACCATGCAAGTGAATCAACCCAAAGGCGGTAACGAAGAGGCTACCACGAACCCGCTTACCGTCGGTGACCGGGTCAGCTATTTGCAAGTGAGAGCTGAAAGTCATGGCTACGGTTTCAGCGCTCGCGAAGGTGTTATCGCGACGATCGACGGCCAGGTCGCGACAGTGCGAACAGAGAATGGGCGACACATTACCCAACGCCTCGACAGGCTGACACCTGAAGGTCAACCCAACGCGCTCAGCCGCGTGCTGGCTGGAGGACAGTGGCCATGACCGCCCTCTTGTTGCTTTACCTCTGCACCGATGCAACCAGAACAAACTGCCAGATGTTGCCCACCCAATACTGGCAGGGATCAAACTCCTATGACCACTGCATGGCAGCTATCCCGCGTCTCACCAACGCCCTTACGACTCAGAACCGTCAGCGGCACGAGTTCGTATGCGAGATTCAGACCGACACGGCACACCCCGCAGAACATCAGGCTCAGCCGGCGTTCATTCATCAATCGTTTCGGATGTGATCGGGAGACGCTTGTGAACAATGGTAAGTCCTTCCCTTGGAATCTCGACCTGACCGGCATCTGCGACCAATGCAACAAATCCCGCGCCCACGGCAACCACCAGAAGTGCAGTAGAGCGCGCCAGGCGTTCAATGCTCAACGAAGGGCTGAGGAGGCCCGAACGGAGTCTGCAACCAAGCCTAGAAAAAGTGCCGGATTGTTCTGGTTACTTCGCCAGCAGTGATCGGCAACACTAAAACCGCAATACATCAGGCCCGGCGACGGGCCTTTTTTCTTCCAAGACGTTAGATCTTCAATACATCGCGTGGGGACGTAAATGGCAGATGGCGTAGAGGCCCGTGGCAATTCGGTGCGGGTCTATTTCCGTTTCAATGGTGAGCTGTGCCGGGAACTGGTGCCCGGTGGCAACACACCGGCAAACCGGGAGCATGCAAAGCGTCTGGTGACAGTGATCGAATACGAGATACAGGCCGGTACCTTCGATTACCGCCGGCATTTTCCCGAGTCGACCAAGCTCGCCGAGAACAGCTTTGGGCATTACCTGGACCTGTGGCTGACGATCAAGAGCAACAGCGTGGCAGCGACCTCTTTCCGTGGGTACAAGAACAAGGCTGAGGTTCACGTGCGGCCGCGTTGGGGTGACATTCAGATCGACCAGATTGACCACCTGGACCTGCAAGAGTGGATTCAGGGGCCGCTGTCGAAGCGCCTGAAGAACAAGACCATCCGTGACATCATCAGCAATGTGCGCCAGGTGTTCAGGCTCTACCGCACACGGAAGAAGGTCGCGCACGATCCCACAGAGGGGCTGTTCGTACGCCTTCCCGATCCAGAAGCACCCGACCCATTCACTAGGGCGGAAATCAAGCAGATCCTGGAGACACCCACCAACCGCACCCAGGAACTGCTGATGGTGCAATTCATGATTTGGGCAGGCCCACGGGTGTCGGAGACCATTGCGCTGGCCTGGGAGGATGTCGATCTGAAACAGGGCACGGTGACTTTCCGTCGGTCCAAGGTGCGCGGGGCCTACCGCGTGACAAAAACCCGGCGCTCTACGCGCAAGGTGCGTCTGCTTGAGCCCGCGTGGGATGCACTGCGCAAACTGGACGCCATCAACCAGCTCAAGACCGTGGACACTGTGGACGTCGTCGAGCGGGACAATAAAACCGTCCGCAAGCACAAGCTGCACTTTGTATTCCTGAACACCAAGAGCGGCCTGCCGCACGTCAGCGACTTTGTCGTGAGGGACAGGTTCTTCAAAGCGCACTTGAAAGCGGCCGGCGTTCGTTATCGCGGACCTGGCCAGTGCCGACACACATACGCCAGTCAGTTGCTCACCACCGGCGTGGCATCGGTCGACTGGATCGCGGAGCAGATGGGCCATACCAGCGCGAACATGATCCGTCAGCACTACGGCATGTGGATCAATGAGGACGGCCCAGATGTGATAGCCATGCTGCAAAATGCGCTCACCATGTAAGCCGCCTGAGCTCCACCTCTACGAACTCAGAGCTGGGGCTCAGGTTTTTATCACATGTTTGCCTTAAGCCAGTCTTGGCAGCCTTTATTGAAGCTCGTAGTCCAGACAGCTCCTTTAGACATTGGTGCCACCAAGAGGCGGTCATTACCATCAATGAATTGGAGCAAATAATCCGCAATTTGTTGAGCTGTATGATCAGTCTTAACCAACCATGTTGAATCTAAGCAGTGCCAGTAATTCGGAAAGCTCTTCTGAATCGCAGGAACGATCTTTGAATAATCTTTCCCCGGCTTGATCAAATCGTAACCAATAAAAAACACACCCATACAACCGCTCCTGTTAGGCGAAATGCCCAACGGAGCAGGCTAGCTTATGGATTCTATTTTGCCACTAACAGCAGGGTGACGGGCATCCGATTTCCACACACGACTCAGCAACGAGAACAACCACTTCCCCCAAATCGCCCCTCAGTGCAGGTCATTCCGGGGTAGAAAGCAGACGGTATTCCCACGGATGTTCCCATATAGGTCTTTTTGACCCTCTAAAAACACAAAACCCCTGAAAACTTTAACGTTTTCAGGGGTTTAGTCGTTTCAAATTTGGCGGTGAAGGAGAGATTCGAACTCTCGATACAGTTTCCTGTATACACACTTTCCAGG